CTTTTACTTATTTCTTTACCTGTCTTTACAGTCTCTTCTACATTTTTAAGAGCCTCTGTCTTCTTTTGTTCCTCTTCTTTTATCTGTTGTTCTTGAACTTTTTCATCTCCAGCAAACCGATCATCAGTAGGCAAATCTTCAGCCTTTGTTTTATTTCCCTTAGAAAGTAACATAGGAAGCATCATCATGGCACCCACAGCACCTAAGATCATTTTACCGCCGCCACCGCCGCCTTTCTTCTCACTCTTGAATTTGTTTATAAAGTTCTCTGCTTTTGTGAAGTCCGACTTGCCTGGAAGGTCAGATCCTATTTTATTTCCAGCACTGTTTAAGAATCTAGCAAACTTCTTGATACTACTCTCAGCAGTATCAACAGACTTCTGTGCTTTTTGATTAACTTTTAGAGTAGATATAGAAGTCTTCATAAGGCATCCACTATATTAAACACAGACTTAGCATGTAGAACATGCATATTTGACTTATCAATAGCCATTAAAGCTGGAATTTGGTTCTGTGGTTTTACAAACTCTCTATCCATACTAGGGCGGTTAGCCCTCTGTGCTTGTGCTGCTTTTTTATTTGCACCAGACAGTTGTGCCATAGAACCTTGACCGCCTCCACCAGTGCCTCCACCAGTACCTCCACTACCACCTTTTGCTGGTGTAGATATACCATCAGCGATATCTGATGCTGCATCTTTTTTCTTAGTGCTTGGTTTTACCGACTCTGCCTGTTGAATACTATCATTTGCAAAACTAATTGGATCTTCTACTGGTTTACCTGGCTGTACCCTTTCTATTCCTCTTGACTTTTTACCTCCACTACCGCCTTTTTTAGGTGTTAGTGCCTTTTTTACACCTCCAAGAAAATTACTGGCCTTGTCTTTGAGACCGCTAAAGGTATTCTTTATATTATTAAATATTTGACCAGGCTTTGACTTACCATCTTTACCATCTTTACCATCCTTAGCTTCTTCTGCGAAGTCTGGATCATTCATAACTTTGTCAACATTTTTCTTAGTTCCCTCCATAGTTACTGTGCCTTCTGCTATGGGGACAAGTTCATCTATTTCTTTCTGTAGAGCTCTCATTCTGTCTCGTACTTCTTTCAACTTCGCCAGATTTTCTTCATCTTCAGGGTTCTTAGACAGAGCTCTCTTTATGAATTCTAGATCTCTGTCTAATTTACTGTGCTCATCATATGCCGCAACGATTCTTCTAGTGGTTGGTGAATCATTCCCTGATGTGATCTGGCCACGATCCATACTAATTTTTAAATCATGTACTTTCTTATCACCGTCATTGTCTGTAAATTTTTTAAATCTATAATCATCTGTAAATATATTTTTGTCAGTATCCGTCACACTCTTTTTTCTTTGGACTCCTATTGATTTGAACCTCTTCACACTCTTTGGTGTAAAATCCAAAATACTAGAAAACTTATCCAATATATTTTTGAATATACCAGCATTACCCTTGTCTTTCTTTACTTTTGCCTCTTCCTGTTTCTTCTCTAACTTCTTCTTCTTTCTATTTCTAATGAAGTCAAGTCCTTTCTTGACTAAACTCTTAGCACCCTCTCTTATTTTACCAGCTACTGCAACCTTTGCTACAACAGCAGTTCCAAGTGCGGCTGCACCAGCAATCGCAACTCCTTTAATTAACTTACCAAATATGCCTCCGCCACCACCTTTTTTAGGTTTAGCTGATGCAAGTTTCTTTACAAACTTACTTGCTAGTTCAGTAGCTTTACCAATAAACTCTACAGTAGAATCAAATCTACCTTTCATACCATCAAGACTTGATCCAAACTGATTCAGTGAATTTAATCCACCATCAAATATTTTACCTAAAAACTTACTAGGATCAAATGAATTTACTTTCTCTTCTATCTTATTTGATAACTTGGGTATCAGATTCTGAGCCTTCGCCTCTACAATCTTATTAATCTTCCTGATTCCACCCTGTTTCAGATCTGATGCTATCGGTTTTATCTTAGCAACAGACTTTTGAAGAAACTTTGAACCCTTTACCTGAGCTCCTTCTATCCCTTTTTTGGCACCTCTAATTGCTTTCTTACCAGCTATCGCAGTCTTTCTAACAACTTTAGACTTAGACACACGTTTGGCGGCCTTACCTAATGTTCCAAGTGTAGATGAGAGTTTACCCATTTCGTGCCTGTGCTTCTCTTTGTCTTTGTTTTAGTTGTTCCTCTTCAATATGAAGTCTGAGTAGTCCAACATAGATGTCTCGTTCCCAAGGCGGCATGTTCTCTATCTCCCATAGGGAATATTTATGGAACTGCATGAGGGCGAAATTGATGCGGAAGTATGTCTCAAGATCAATATGAGACATACTTAAGCGAAAAAATCCGTTAGCCCCTCCAATACTATGGTGTTTTTCTTTTTAGTGTTAGGATTAACAACCTCTAGAGTATGTGTTAATTTAGGCATGGTTTCAAAGAATTTTTCAATCTTTTGAAACTGTGCTGATGTCAATGATTCGACCCACTCTTTGAGTTCCTTTTTTGTACACTCAGATGCTGCAAACATATCCTTATCATTATAAACCATATCAATAGATGTTGCTATCATCTCAAATGATTTTTCTACAGCGTCCTCAGAATCTTGATTAAAGTTAGTTTCTATAAACTGACTAAGAGATGGATACTTCATTTTTACAGAATAGCCATCTGATAGTTCAATATCTGTGTCATGTTCATCATTAGTAGACACTTCAATATCATCAATAAGGACTGTGACAGGAACTTCTGTCTTGTTATCATCGCCACATGTCACCACAAGTTCAATTGATTCACCAACAGATTTTCCACGAATATTCAAAAATAGATATTCAATATCAAAACTTGGTAATTGATCAACTTTGACTCCTTTTGTTAGAACACATTCCTTCAGAACCTGTTTTACAGCAGTGGTTATTTGTTTTTGATCTTCTGATTCTAGCGCAAGTATAAGAATCTTTTCTTCTCTTACCAAAAATGGTCTATACTTGATAGTTTTGCCATTGGATGGTAATTTCAATTCATACTCAGCCGTCGAAATTTTAGGTAAAGGCATAATAAGTAATTATTCGTTATTATTTAGAGGGTTAATTTGGAGCTTTATTTACAGTAGTTTCAGACACATTGTTAGCATTAGTTATCTGTGACAAACCTTTTTGTGGTACTGCTGGTGCAGGCGTTCCTTTATTATTGACAATGTAGTATCTGTCATATGCAAACTCAACAGTAACATATAAAATATTTCCGCCTGCATAGTTGAGTGGTATATCCTGTATTGATATAGGAAAAGCATTTATAAAGTTATAACTGATAACGTCAGGTTTGAACTCAACAGGGTTTTTTTTCTGAGCTTCCGTCTTAGTTGCACCTAGATTTCTTTCAAACTTTGTGATTGATATATCTCTTTTATAGTCATGAGGATATCTAAATCTATGGAAGGCAAATCTTTCATCATTATTTGGATAACCGCCAGGGTATCCTTGATTATGTTTGATCCCTTCTTGTGTCACATAGAGAGGATTCATAAAGTTAAACCACTCTTGGAAGAGTTTCAAAGTTCTATAATCTTGAGATACAAAGAAAGTCAACGATATATTAGTGTATTGTCTTTGTGTAGCAAACCTCTCTCTGATACCCTGTCTACTTCCAATCTCCTCCACCACAGACATTGACACGCCAGGCAACATTGCTTCATTACATAATATTTCATATCTTTCTTTCTCTCCATTATCTAACAATCCACAAGATGTCAACCATCTACTTAGATCGTTGGCCATTTTTTCTTTCTGATAGACACCACTTGAAGCTGCATCTAAATCAACTGGGAATGAATCTATAGGTTCTGGGCCAACATTAGCCAGATCCATCTGAACTTTAAAAAAGTTAGAAAGAGCTGGGGCACCAAGAGCCGATCTGAATGTTTCTATATCTTTTACTAACTTATCGTTGCTGAAATAACTTTTCTGTTGCCTGGCCATCTAAATAAATTTATGACTTACCATACTATGTATATGGCTTATCAGGGAAAATTTAAACCCAGACATGTAAAAAAATACAAAGGTGATCCCACTCAGATTGTTTACAGATCTCTCTGGGAGAAGAAATTTATGGAATACTGTGATTTGACCGAGAGCGTAGACCAATGGCAATCCGAAGAATTTTGGATACCATACAAGAATCCACTGGATAATAGAGTTCATAGATACTTCCCAGACTTTTTTATCAAATATAAGGATAAATCTGGTAAAAAAAGATCTGTGGTCATAGAAGTAAAACCAAAGAAACAAGTCAAAGAACCAAAGAGAAATCCAAAAAGAAAGACTCAAGCATGGTATTATGAAGTTAAAACATGGGTTGTGAATCAGGCAAAATGGAACGCAGCAAAGTCTTACTGTGCTGATAGAAAGTATGAGTTTAAAATTATGACAGAAGACGATTTAGGTATTTCGCATGATCGCAGACGATATTAAAGAAGCCACCCAAGGCGAATTACAACCTGACGGTTGGTATGTAAACCAACTGGAATCCGCATTGGCTCAGGTACAAAGGAGAGATGCGAGTGCCATTGATACTCAAGGTGTCAATATGGGTGATCTAGTATTCTTTGGATATAACCCATCATTTGCACAAAACTATGAGTTTTGGGACGTTCAACCCCTAGCAGTAGTGATAGGATTCTATGAGGAAGGTATTCTCGGTTGTAATTTACACTACATAAATCCAGATTACCGTGATGTAATTGCAAATGCTCTACTAAATAGTCGTGGAGAATCTCCTGTTCCTAAAAATAGTGTCCACAAATATCTGTGGTCTAACATGAGAACTATATTTAAAGTTCCAAGAGAAGAGAACTGGGCTGACATCTCTTTACTTCCCACCGAACAATTCATAGACAAGAATGGTGTGAGGTTTCCCAAGTACAGAGCATTTAACAGCCGAAATCAAAAAAGAAAGAAAAAATGACATTCACACCTATCGCTAATTCAGAATTTGGTGAAGAAATAAATCCTGGCGTTGAAATATCTCAACAGGATTCACAAGGTAATGTCAGAAATTATAAAGTATTCTACTCTGAGACAGGTGGAACAACAGTTAGGGCGGTTGACGCTAATGGTCAATTACTACAGAACGTAGAACCAATATACAAAGATGGAGTCTGGGATCAATCTAAACTAACAAAAAATACAGCATCATCATTTTCTAAAGATGATCAATTAAGGATTCATCAAGCAATACAAGAATCAACTAAAAATCATATTGATGCCGTTGCTCCTGGCTTAGCAAAACCCAAATGGACTACTCAGGAGGGATATGCTAATGGAATACCATCTGATAAAGATGCTCAACAGAAGGTGCTGGAGAATAAAATTAAGAATGCCAGAAATAATAAAGAGAGGGTGATGTATAAGAAAAAGTTGAGAAATTATAATAAGAGTAAAACTAATCAAGGCGAAATAGAGAAAAAAGATAGTTTATTAGACAAAATCACCAATCAAGGTGCAAGAGGTGTAGGTGCAATAGAAAATGCGTTCAGTGGTGCAGAAGAAGCAGATACACTGTTCAAAAAGATAGTGAAGTATCCTATGGATATGTCCAACAGCATGGATCACATGTTCATACAATGTTACTCCTATCGGGCACCTTATTCAGCTGCACTAGATGGTAAAGTTGGAAAAAGAAATATTTTTGCTAACAACAAAGAATCTTCATTTACTTTTGGTTCAGAGAGAACAACACCATATAAAAGAAAACTAGGTGCTGGTATCAAACTACCAATGCCAAACAATATGTCTGACGGAAACCCAAGAAACTGGGGTGAACAGAGTATGGATGCTGGTCAAAT